AGATAAAACTGACTTGATGAGCTTTGGCGGTAACGTAGTTGGTATATCTACAGGCACTATGCTAGGTATGCCTACTCAAACAATAGCAGGTGTAGTAGATCCACAGATGGATGTAGCCGATTATGATACGGCGGTAGCAGCAGCCCTTGGTAAAGATCTAGCTACTGCACCTACAAATGAAGTAACAGGTAGACCAGACTTTAGTAAGGCCCAAGATCTTATGGGTGTGCAAACCGACCCAGATACAGGCGCACCTACTACAGGAGGGTACACTTCAAGAGGAGATTTTGTAGATGCCACAGGTCAAGTATCTGCTATGGGTACGGCAGAAGCACTAGGTAACTTAGGATTTTCAGAGTTAGCAGATCTTCAAAGTACAAGAGGCGTAGGTGGTTTCTTTGGTTTAGATGAAAGTGAATTAGAAAAAGCTAAACAAAAAGCTACAGGAAGAGAACTAGCAGACCTAGAAAAAGAAGCTGATATGGAAAAAGAACAACAAGAAAAAGAACAACAAGAAATGCAAGAAATGATGAGCGAGGATGAAACTTTAGGTGAGGTTGAAGCTGGCCCAGAAACAGAAGAAGGATCAGATCAACAAGCAGAAGAATAATTATTACGGGCTACCCGATACCCCTTTCATAACGAAAGGCTACTTGAGGCCCCTATAGAGGAGAGTAAAATATGTCAGTAGAAGAACACGATAATCAGTCTGTTAAAGGACACGTAGTACAAGCAACTAAAAAATACAGAAGGGCAATGGATGAGGAGCGAGAACTAAAAGAACTTGTAGAACAACGACAGGCCCTAGAAAATAAAGTAGAAGAGGAGGAGGAGAATCAGGAGCAGTTAGATGCCCTAGATCCAGAAGAGTCTACATTTAAGAAACGATACGGAGATCTTCGTAGGCACTCCCAACGTATACAAGACGAACACAAAAAAGAGATAAAAAAGTTAGAGAAACAGATAGAGGCACTGGCTAATAAATCTGTTAAGCTACCTAAAACAGAAGAAGAAATATCTGCATGGTCGCAAAAATACCCAGATGTTTCTAAGATGATGGAGTCTATAGCCCTCAAAAAATCTACTGAAGTATCTTCAAGTATTAAAAAAGAGATGGAAGAGCTACAGGAAATGAAGAGGGGCGTAGTTCGTGAAAAAGCAGAGAGCGAATTAAAAACGTTACACCCAGACTTTGAGACAATCCGTAAAGATCCTGCTTTCCATGAGTGGGCATCTGTACAACCTAAATGGGTACAGGAAGCACTATACGACAATGACTCAGACGCATATGCCTGTAGTAAGGCAATCACTCTGTATAAAGCAGAGAACAAATTACTAACTAAAAAACAAAAACCATCTGAGGCAGCATCTAACATATCTACTAAGGGTATGCCCAAGGCAGATGCAGATGCAATAAAAAAAGGTACATTTAAAGAGTCTCAAGTAGAAAGAATGTCTGCTGCACAGTATGAAGCCAATGAAGAGGCAATTACTAATGCAATACGCAACGGAACATTCATTTATGATATTTCTGGTGCAGCACGATAAAAAAAGGTTGACAATGCATATTTAATATGTATAACTATACCTTACATCACATACTGATGTCCTCATCGTAAGATGACCACACACTGGTATGTTACTTCATTAAATTAGAAGTAGGTTAGCTACCATTTTACTAGTTGGCCCCTTATCTCTAATTAAGATATGGACACCCAATAAACAGCGAAATGCCCTGAACTTACATGATATAAGCTATCATAGGAGGGAACCAATATGGCTTTTAAAACAGCAACTGGTTACGGAAACCTTCCGAATGGCAACTTTTCACCTGTAATTTACAGTAAGAAAGTGCAATCGGCATTTCGTAAAACCAGTGTATGCGAGGACATCACCAACAATGATTATTTTGGTGAGATCGCTAATTTCGGTGATACAGTTCGTATCATCAAAGAACCAGAAATAACGGTTCAAGAATACGCCCGTGGCACACAAGTACAGCCACAAGATCTACAAGATGATGACTTTACTCTAGTTGTCGATAAAGCAAACTACTTTGCTTTCAAAATTGATGACATTGAAGATGCCCATTCTCATGTAAACTTTGAGTCAATGGCAACTGATAGAGCAGGTTATCGCCTAAAAGATCAATTTGACATGGAAGTATTAGGTTACTTGACAGGTTTCAAACAGGCTACAATTAGCTCTGTTGCAGGAACTGCAAGAGTAGCTGCTGATAAATCAGGTACTGATCCTATTGCAGGAGCAGCAGCCAACGGTTTGTTAGCTTCTATGTTAATCGCTCGTAACAGCTTTGTTTCAGGTGGTGCTGCTACCGACTCAATAGCTCTACATCCAGACGGATCTACTGGTGAAGCAACTCCCTTGGAAGTGCTAAACCGTATGGCTCGTTTACTCGATCAGCAAAATGTTGACCGTGATGGACGTTGGGTTGTTGTCGATCCAGTGTTTGCTGAACAGCTTAATGACGAAAACTCTAAACTATTGAACAATGACTTTGCTTCAGGTAGTCAGGACATTCTACGTAATGGACGAATTATCTCTGGCATGGTTAGAGGTTTCAGAGTATATATGTCAAACAACCTTCCTTCGGTAGGTACAGGCCCAGCTACCATTGATACTAATGGATCAAGCGCACATTATGGTGCTATTGTTGCTGGTCACGACTCTGCTGTTGCTACTGCTTCGCAAGTAGAAAAGGTTGAAACATATCGTGATAATGACAGCTTTGCTGACATCGTTCGTGGTATGCATCTGTATGGTCGCAAGGTTCTTCGTCCTGAAGCACTAGTTCGCGCTCACTACAACATTGCTGGTTAAGGGGAGAATAGACAATGGCTACTTTTGACCTTACCGCTTCATCTACCTCTGGTGTTGGTGCAGATATCTCTGCTGTAATGCCGGGTCATTATGGTAACAATGTAATGTACAATGTCGAGGCATACCTTGACGTAGCTGCATTAATTACTGCTGGTAATACAATAGCTGACGGAGACATTTTTCAGTTATTAGAAATACCTGCTGGTACATTGGTACTTAACGCTGGTGCTGAAGTTATGACAGCTTTTACTTCAAGTGTAACTGCTGACATTGACTTTGCTGCTGGTGATGACATTGTTGATGGTGCTGACGTTACTTCCACTGGCTACTGTGCTGCTGGAACTAACGGACAAACCAATACAGTTGTCGGTTCAGCTGCTTCAACTTATACTCAATTTATCGGTACTACAGATACTATTGATGTTAAGTTAGCAGGAGCTGCCGCTGCTGTTGGGGTTTTAAGAGTATATGCTACTTGCATTAATTGCAACGCAAATGGTACAAAACCATCTGCTGCTGCAAGAGATGCTTTAGCTTAATAAAGTACTAGGGGGTAGTCTTTTAATTAAAGGGCTACCCCTATCTTTAATTTGGATGATACATGGCTACAACATTCCTTACATTAGTAAACGATACGTTAAGGAGAATGAATGAGGTTGAGGTTACAGCAACTGATTTTCCTAATGTCACGGGTTTTCGTGCCGTAGTTAAAGATGCAGTTAATTCCTCCCTACAAGAAATATCACAAAAAGAATTTGAGTTTCCGTTTAACCACACTACAGGTACACTAGACCTAGTAGTAGGCACTGATCAGTACACGTTAGCTACGGATCTAAAGATTGCAGATTGGGATTCTTTTAGAATAAACTATGATGCAGATAATAATTATGGTGCAAGAGTACTAAAGCAAATAAACTATGACTCGTACTTAAAGCGTTTCTTTGAGCGCGATGCAGAGGCAGGTACAGGAGACTACGATCAACCTGTATATGTATACCGTACCTTAGATAATAAAGTTGGATTTACTCCAAAACCAGATGCTACATATAGCGTTAGCTACAGCTACTTTGCGTATGCTACAGACCTATCTTCTGCTACAGATACAATGTCAGTTCCTGACGCATTTAAACATATAGTAATAGATGGAGCGCAATATCACTCCTTTATGTTCAGAGACAATACCCAACAGGCAGCCGTAGTTAAGGCTAAGTTTGATGAGGGTATAGAGAGAATGCGTACCCTACTAATTAACAGATTTACAGATGTACGAGATACACGGGTAGGCAGACTCCTAAATGTACCACATGGTAACGCTTAATGGCAGACGCATTAAAAGATGTGCTGGTAAACTCCAGAGGGGGTTTGTATACAAATGAGGATACGCTAACTCTTGCCAATACGCTTCCGGGGTCTGCTATACGAATGCTAAATATGGAAGTATCTCAGTTTGGTGGATATAGACGTATTAATGGTTATGCTGATTATGACTCTAACTATGGGTCAGTTACAGGATCAGGCCCTGTCATGGGTCTATGGATACTAGATGGTACACCCTACGCTGTAAGAAGAAACTTAAAAGATACTACAGGATCTCTAGGTTCTAATCCATTTGCAGTTACTAGCGGAAGCCCTACAATAACAGTGACACATAGTAGTCATGGGCTATCGACAGGAGATAGAGTAACCTTTGCAAGTTCTGATGCTGTTGGAGGTATAACGCCAAACTCAGTAGAAATGGTTATTACGGTAGTTAATGCAAACAGCTATACTGTAGTATTTACATCTAATGCTAGTTCTAGTACTACTGGTGGAGGTAGTTCAGTAACCTTTACTGCAAACAATGGTACTCAAACGCTAGGCTCTAACCCCTTCTCCATATCTAATACTAGTTCTACAATTACAGTAGCGCATACCTCACACGGCCTAGTTGTAGGAAACTTTGTAACTTTTTCAGGTAGTGCAGCCGTAGGTAATATAACTCCTAACGGTGTAGAGATGAAGGTTACTACTGTACCTGACGCTAACAGTTACACAGTAGAATTTACCTCTGCTGCTACTTCTACAGTAAGTGGAGGTGGTGGATCTTCAGTAACAGCAAACTACAGTAAATTTTATAGTATATGGAAATACAATACAGGTGGTTGGACTACTATATCCTCTAACAGATCCTCAGTAGGTGTTACTAAAGTACGACACAGTATGAGCGCATATGGTAGCACTGAAGACGTTATTATAACAGATGGTTTAAATTTTCCTGCTACCTTTAATGGTACTACTGTAGTAACTCACGCAGCAGGATCAGTTACTAATTCTTCAGGTGCTAAGTTCTCCACAGACTTTAAAAATCATAAGTTTTATGGTGGTTTTCCATCTACCAACAATGGTAAAAATATAATACTATATAGTCAACCCTCAGACCCAGATGCATATGGAACTAACTCAAACACTTTAGATATGGGATTTGACGTAGTAGGTATGGCTCCTTTCAGAGACAGCCTATTTGTATTTGGAGAAAGACAGATAAAAAAAGTAACGGGTAGTGGCACTGCCGATTTTGCAGTATCTGATGTTACAGCTAACGTAGGGTGTATAGCTACAGATAGCATAATAG